GCCTTCTTGGGAGGCTCCTTGTGCGGCTGCAATCGCATTAAGTTGTTCAGCAGTTAATGAACTTTGTCCATTAAATGTATCTGATGTTATAAATCCTTCTTCACCAGCTACTCCTTGTGCGGCTGCAATAGCATTAAGTTCTTCGGCAGTAAGACTAGATTGTCCGCTAAATGTATCTGATGTAATAAACCCTTGCTCACCGGCTACTCCTTGATTTGCTGCAATAGCATCGAGCTCAGCTGGACTGTAGATAGCTGGATTGGAGGTTGCCTGTAGTGTTTGATCAGGACTGGTATTTGTTGTATTTGGTGTTAGGATTGTTGCGGTAGAAGTATCTGATTGTGTGACAGTTCCGCCGGCAGCAATATTAGGTGTGCTGGTTTGCACCGACGCTGTAGAAGCGTTTAAATTTTGCCCAATGGTATAGATGTCAAATTGTTCTTGGGTTACTTCGGTTAGTCGTCCGTTAATGTTTATATACGGCATTATTCAGTCCTATTATCTTTATATTTACCGCAATAAAAAACGGCTAATTTAATGATTAAAAGGTTGACAACTGTGGTTTTTATGCTACAATAAATATCTAACTAGGAGGGTTACAGTTGGCAACAACCGCACCAAAAACACCAGCAAAAACAAACTATCTCAACAATAGAGATATCCTGAAACAAATACACCTTAGTAAAAATACCTACTGTAGTTATAAAGATCCTGTAAACGATCACCAATATGATATCATATTGCCCACAGTAGAAAAGATCAATCAACGCACTATTGCAGAAGCACGTCGCAATCGTGCTGATCGTATTAAACGCGAAACGGGTGTTGTAGTAGATCCTAAAAAAATCCCAAATACAGATCTAGTATTCCGTATTACCTGTTGGGAACATATACCAATGGCTCCAAAGAAAATACCTAAAACTGCAACAAAAAAGAAAAAGATTGAGGACATTTTAGAGTTAGAGTTAGAAGCGGAGGATCCACTAGCTGATTTGTTAGATGAACCAATCTTAGATGAAAAGCACGTTCGTTTAAACTTTCCTCCGTTTTATCACTATCGTATAGATGAAGATAAAAAACCGTTCCTAGTAGGCAAGAGCCACTGGATCGGTGATTTAGAAAAAGGTGAGTTTAGCAAAGATCATGGCCAAACTACACGCACACTGGCTACTATGTATATGAAGTTATGCGAACGTTATGCTACTCGTTCTAACTGGCGTGGCTATACTTACAACGAAGAAATGCGTGGACAGGCACTATTACAGTTAAGTCAAATCGGTTTACAGTTTGATGAATCCAAAAGTCAAAATCCATTTGCTTATTACACTGCCGCTATCACTAATAGTTTTACTCGTATTCTTAACTTAGAAAAGAAAAATCAAAACATTCGTGATGATATGTTAGAGCAAGCAGGACTGAATCCAAGTTGGACTCGTCAGAACGCAGGCAAGAAGGATCCTAATGCTGACCACAAGGTCACTATTATTTCCGGCGAGGACTGGGCAACTAATGATTGATCTAGTCAAGATCAAAGAAGAATTACAATCGCAATACAAAATTGATTGTTATCTTTTTTTAGAAGATCTTGAATATAGTGCAAGTTCTACCTTGTATAAAACATTGTCTCCTTTATACCAATCAGAGTATCAGGACAAATATCGTTTTGTGTTTTTTAATTTTTTGCCTTTACAAAAAACAACACTCGATCATGTAGCAAATACTATTAAGTATATTGATATATCTCCTTACTTTATTTTGGTAGTGACTAATCAACCAGAAACAGTTGAGTACTTTTCAAAGTTATCGGAGCCAATTAATACAATTAGTTTAGAAGGTTCTTTAGAACGTGAGGTTGTAAAAAGTCAAACCCCGTTGTTTAATAATTCAACGTCTATGTGTGCTCATGCTTGGGTTGGATTGCATGCCAATCCCGATGGTACTACAAAGCCATGTTGTTATTATCAAGGAACAATTAACGATACCAGTGGAAAAGAATATAACATAAAACAACACAGCATTAAGGAAATAGTATCTAGCAATTTTATGACTGCGTTGCGAGAAAAATTTAGACAAGGTAAAATGCCACTTGAGTGCAGTACCTGTGCTAATAATGAAAAAGATGCGGGCGTAAGCAAACGTAAACTAACACCGTTTAAATTAAAAAACATTTACGGCAATATTAATTGGGAATCTGATTCTGTTGAGGACAATTTAGGTTATATTGGCGGGCACCTTGGGAATTTATGTAATTTAAAATGCAGGATTTGTAATCCTTCATACAGTTCCACAATTGCTGCCGAAGAGCTAAAACAACTAGAGCATTCAGATAAAAAGAATAGTTCAGTTTATCACACGTTAACCAATAACAACTGGACAGGTGTTAGTGATTATTTTTGGAATTCTCTAAAGTCGTTGGCTCCGCAGATAAAAAACTTTGAATTCTTAGGCGGGGAACCGTTATTACACAAAGAAAATTTAGAGTTTATGCAATGGTTAATTGATAACAATCATAGTAAGGATTGTATTTTTGAATTTGTGACTAACGGTACACAATATCCAGCGGTGTTTGACTCAATTGATCGTTTTAAAAGATTTACTATAACATTAAGTATTGATAATGTTGAAAAAAGGTTTGAGTTAGAAAGATCTGGAGCCGATTGGGATAGTGTGTCTAACAATTTAGAAAAATTTGTTAGCCTAGCCGAAAACAACAACAATGTTGAGATTAATGTTAACATTACAGTAAGCATCCAAAATATTTTATATTTGCCAGAATTGGTATCTTGGCTAAGATCAAAAAAAATTACCAATTATCATTATAGTTGGTTAACCGGACCTCCATACCTATCAGCTGATCAATTGACGCCGGTTGCAAAACAGTTGGTATTAAGTAAATTGAATTCAGCGCAACTATTACCGGAAGATCAAGACAAATTGCAGTTTATAATTAACCGAGTTAGGCAAATTGCAACATCAGATGGTAAGGAATTTTGCAAATACATGCAACAAAAGGATCATTTACGGAAAGAAAGTTTTGCCAAAACCCACACAGAGATTGCATCTGCTATGGGTTATGTGCTACAATGACATCTATGACAAATCTATTTAAAAAAGCCGCGGTGTGTACAGATATACACTGGGGGCTAAAATCTAATAGTCTTGTACACAATACAGACTGCGAGCAGTTTATCGATTGGTTTATTGCCAAAGCCAAAGAAGAAGGTTGCGAAACCGGTATGTTCTTGGGCGATTGGCACAATCATCGTGCAAGTATTAACTTACAGACCCTACAGTTTAGTGTTAGGGCATTGGAGAAACTAAGTGCCGCTTTCGATACTTTTTATTTTATTCCTGGCAATCACGATTTATATTATCGGGACAAGCGTGACATTCATGGAGCGGAATGGGCGAAACATATTCCCAACATTGTTATTGTCAACGACTGGTTTACTAGTGGTGATGTTGTTATTGCTCCATGGTTGGTAGGCGACGATCACAAAAAATTACAAAAGATGTCTGGCAAATATATGTTCGGACATTTTGAATTACCGCACTTCAAAATGAACGCCATGGTAGAAATGCCAGATCATGGCGAAGTTAAAGTAGAAAATTTTACTGGATTTGAAAGTGTGTATTCGGGACATTTTCACTTACGGCAAAGTAAAAAGAATATTAACTATATTGGCAACTGCTTTCCGCACAACTTTGCTGATGCCGGCGATGCCAATCGCGGCATGATGGTACTAGAGTGGGGGCAACCAGAAAAGTATTTTGCTTGGCCTGGACAGCCATTATATCGTGTATTAAAGTTAAGTGAGTGTATCGACAACGGTGCTAACATACTTAAACCTAACATGCATGTACGTGTAGAGTTAGATATTGATATTAGTTATGAAGAAGCTAACTTTATTAAAGAAACATTTATTCGAGATCATAATCTGCGAGAAATGGCATTAATTCCTAGTAAGCGCACAGATGTAGACATGGACTTAGCGCCAGGCGAGGTTAAGTTTGAAAGTGTAGATCAAATTGTCACTGATCAAATTACTAACATTGAATCTGAATTTTATGATCCAAAACTGTTATTAAAAATTTATCAGAGTTTATGATTTATTGTATATGGTATCCAAGCGGCGGTTTTGGACATTTCATAAACGGTATGCTTTCGTTGCACGGTGAAAATTTTAAAAGACCAATTGCTAAAGATATCAAATTTAGTTCGACAGGTAATAGTCACGCACTTGATTTGATTGCGCCAAAGTATCATTTAGACCCAGAACACTATAGTTTTGATTTTGATCCAAGTTATAACTACAGTGTGCTAGTTGACAACGGAATTAACAACGAAGGACAAAAATTTAAAAGTTTTTTTCCAACGGCTCAAATAATAAAGATATGTTATGATGATATCTCTTGGCCTGTTATTGCCAGAACTATGATAGACAAAGCCATGCGATCAAGCATTAGCAAAGAGGTAGTTGTTGATGATAGCAAATGGCATTCTGGTAGTCCTTGGGAGCTGAGAGAGAAATATTTTTTGTTTTTGCGAGATCACCCGTTGCGACAACAATGGAAACCATCATTAGAAGATGCTAATTTACTAATAAACGATATGTTCGAATACAATCAATTAGTTTCTAAAATAAACAATGCGGGTATTCCGTTAACTGATTGTAAATCGTTATGGGATCAGTGGTTTCAAAATAATGAAAAATACATCAAACCGGTTATTGATGCACAGTTAATTATTAACAATTTAAAAAATAACCTAAATCTTGATTTATCATCTATTACTGATGTTTGGAATCAAGCAGTACTATATTATTTTCTTTGGATCACGTTTGAAAAAGAAGTTCCGCACAACGACTATGCAAACTTTTTCAAAGATACCGACACTATTCAAGAGTGGCTAACTTTATGAATTTATTAACTATCGCCGACGGGTTTGGTGATTCTAAAGCACACTTGTCATGGTATCCAGATTACTTTAAGTGGCCAGAAATCATCCAGTTAATGACAAAAGGAGTCTCCTTAACTAATTGCTCAAGGTACGGTGCCGGAAACGAATATATTATTAATTGTTTACAAGAACATGTAAGTAATAATGATGTTGTGTTTGTGCAGTGGGCATCTCCGAGTAGATTAGATTTGTTGTTAGAACACAGTCCTCCTTATGATGCTTTTTGGCAAGAACAGATACAGATCGATCCTGTCTATAACAATAATGTTGTTAGTGTTGGTGGAAATAACTTTTGGATCTCTAGTGCAACGACTAATCCAAATGTTATTGAATACCATCAGAAATACATTTCATTAAAACAACACCAGATGAGATCGCAACTTATAATTGATTATGCTAAACTTTTAATTGAAAAACATCAAATTAAGGACTATGGTTTTTTGTTAACCTATGATGGTGATTATTTGAAGAATACAAACGATCATTGGGTCTGGCATGAAAAGTATAAAGGAATGCATAGTTTTAGAAAAGTGAGCAAATATGCAGATTTAGATTTTGGATATGCCCAGCCAATTCCGTTAATTCATTTTGATTTTATAAAACAGTTTATAATGCCAAACTACGATTTACCATGGCGAAGTCAAAAAGAAATCGATGCGGTTGAATCTATGTTGCATCGAAAACATAAAAATGCTATAATTAACAAACCAAATGATACAAATTAAAAATCTAACTGTTCGAAACTTTATGAGCGTAGGTAATGCTACGCAAGGAATTGACTTTGACCGTAAAGACTTAACACTTGTCTTGGGCGAAAACTTAGACTTAGGTGGTGACGGGTCTAGAAACGGTACAGGTAAGACTACTATTATCAATGCGTTGTCATATGCATTATACGGGCAAGCACTTAGTAATATTCGCAAAGATAACTTAGTTAATAAAACTAATGGCAAAAGCATGCTAGTTAGTTTAGATTTTATTGTTAATGGAACAGAATACAAAATTGAACGTGGGCGCAAACCAAACGTGCTCAAGTTCTATGTAAACAATCAAGAACAAGAAATTACAGACGAAGCCCAAGGCGATTCGCGCGAAACACAAGAACAAATTGAGAATACCTTAGGACTTAGTCATGATATGTTTAAGCATATTATGGCACTTAACACTTATACCGAACCGTTCTTAAGTTTAAAAGCAAACGATCAGCGCACTATTATTGAACAGTTGCTCGGTATTACAATGCTGTCAGAACGTGCCGACAAGATCAAAGAACTAAACAAAACTACTAAAGACGATATACAAAAAGAAGAATTTCGTATTCGTGCTGTGCAAGAAGCCAATAAGCGGATTGAAGAGCAAATTGAAGCACTCAAGCGCAGACAAACTTTATGGATAACAAAACATGAAGAAGAGACGACCAAAATACAGACTGCGCTTGAGTCGCTACAAGAGATTGACATTGAAGCGGAGATTTTGGCCCACAAGGATCATTCAGCCTGGGATCAAAAACGCAAAGATATCAATGAATTATCAGGAGCGATTAGCCGGGCTAAGTTGGATGCCGAACGAGAGACCAAGGCGATTGTCAAACTGGAGAAGGAGATTGCGTCGCTTGAGTCTCATACATGTCACACGTGCGGTCAGGAGTTCCACGACGAAAAGCACCAACAGGTCCTGGCGGACAAGCAGAAAACTTTGGCAGAGGCTAGAACAGCAAGCTCAGAGCATACACAACTCTTATCAGATCTACAGACTGCCCTCGAAACCCTGGGCGACTTAGGAAAACCACCTAAGATGTTTTATGACAAAGAAGAAGATGCTATTAAACATCAAACCAATTTAGCTAATTTACAAACACAGTTAGATGCTAAACTTAAAGAAGTAGATCCTTATGTTGAACAAATTGAGGATATGCAGAATCAAGCATTACAGGAGGTAAACTATGACACACTTAATGAACTTACTCGCTTACAAGAGCATCAAGACTTCTTACTTAAATTGCTCACAAGCAAAGACTCGTTTATCCGTAAAAAGATTATTGAACAAAATCTTAGCTATTTAAATGCACGTCTAACACACTACTTAGATCGTATTGGTTTGCCACACACAGTGGTGTTCCAAAATGACTTAACTGTGTCGATTGAAGAACTAGGGCGTGAGTTAGATTTTGATAACTTGAGCCGCGGTGAACGCAATCGTTTGATTCTAAGTATGAGCTGGGCATTCCGCGATGTATTTGAAAGTCTATATCAACCAATCAACGTCCTATTCATTGACGAAATGATTGACAATGGCCTAGATACGCAAGGTGTGGAATCTGCACTAGGATTGCTAAAACAAATGAGCCGCGAACGACACAAGTCAATTTGGCTAGTAAGTCACCGAGACGAGCTTGCTGGGCGTGTAGAGAATATTCTTAAAGTCATTAAGGAAAACGGCTTTACAAGTTATAACACGGACATTGAAGTAGCATGACATTAGCAACTTGGCACTTTCATATTGAGATTTCAAGTAAGTGCACCTTGCGTTGTCCTCGTTGCGCTCGCTCTGAAGTGCCAGAAAGTTTAATTAATACTGAACTAGATTTAGATTTTTTTAAACGCAACTTTACTCCAGAGTTTGTCCTTAACAATGTAGAACGAATTACATTTTGTGGCGACGATGGCGATTCCATCTATGCTCACGATTTAATTCCAGTTATTCGTTATATCAAAAGCATTAAACCTGTAGAGTTTGTTATTATTACCAACGGCTCGCATAAGAAACCAGAATGGTGGAGAGAGTTAGGATCTGTATTGACTGACATTGATACTGTGCATTTTAGTATCGACGGTTGGAACAATGCAAGTAATAATCTGTATCGTGTAAACAGCGACTTTAACAGTATAGTTGCAGGCATTACTGCTTTACGATCTGTTTCAGAATGTCGTTTAATCTGGGCTGCAATCGCATTTAAGTTCAATGAAGACTATCTTGGGCAAATGCAAAACTATGCCGCTACATTAGATATGGATGTGTTTCAACTAACAAAATCAACTAAATTTGGTTCTTTTTATCCTAGCTATCCTAAAAACGATCCACTGGAGCCTAGCATAAAATTTGTAAGTTCTAGTCACAGATTTGAAAGAGAGTCTTCTAAACTTAGTAATCGCGAGTTTAAAAATAAAATTCCTAAAATTAACGTTCAGTTATACCGATCAGTTAAAGAAACAAACAATGTCAAGCCATTGTGCGAAATAGGCAATAAAGGATTATACATAGATGCTCGCGGTAGATTGTTTCCGTGCTGCTGGGTAGCTAATCGCTATGGGCATAACAGTGAGTGGCAGACACTTGCAGAACAGTTTAATTTAAACAACAGAACTTTAGATGATGCATTAAATGACGAATTTTGGAATAAAGAATTTCAAAGTTTTAAATGGCAAGAATGTCAAACTAAATGTAAAGCAGAAAAGGTAGACGAAAAATACGCATCTGAGTGGTAAGATGATAACTATTAGTCCATGTCATGGCTATACGAATCAAAACAAGTTGAAGTATTACCAGAAGATTGTGTTGGTTTTGTTTATTTGATTACAAATAACATAACTGGCAGAAAGTATATTGGCAAAAAATTAGCAAAATTTAGTAAAACAACTTATAAGACAGTAAAGCTCAAAAACGGCAACAAGAAGAAAAAGAAGATCAGAAGCAAAATAGATTCAGACTGGCAACTATACTATGGGTCAAGCCCAGAATTAACAAAAGACGTAGAACAACTAGGACCAGGCAACTTTACACGCGAAATATTATACTACTGTAGGTCTAAGGCTGAATGTAGTTACATAGAAGCTCGCGAACAATTCTCAAGAAAAGTATTAGAGTCGGACGACTATTACAACGGGCATATTCAAGTGCGTGTTCATGGTAGTCATATTCGCAAACTGCACTCTGTTTGATCTAGGTAGCTAGATCCCCATCGAGGAACGGTGAGATACCCGGTCTGGAAAACTTTGGGTGTGCAAGGCAATTGCTAACTTAAGGCAACAAATGGTTTGAGCTCTGTTGAAAAAGATACAACTCATGCTTATAGGACTTGGATTTATTATCGGGTCACTAGGGTTCCGTTGATTTGTGAAGCTTGAGTAGGGGGTACCGGTCAACCGCCTCCGC